TGACGTGGCGCGTGAGGTTTTAGCAGTGACGAGCAGGTGTGATCAGGTGTGATCCGGGTTGGCGTTTGAGCCCGTGGGCATTGACGAATCCAGCGAACGCGGCCTCCGTGGGGGATGCCTTCGGAGGTTTTCGCATTTCGCGGCAACGATGAAAGAATCCTGGGGGAACCAACTTGGTGCGCGCGTGCGTGGCTGGGTGCGCGTGTGCGGAGGGTGCGCGCGGCTGCCGGGTGTTTGCAGGGGGGATGCAGTGACGGTGCAGCAGGCTGGCAGACTACCAGTCGGACGGGGATCCGGGCGGCCCATCGGGGAGGTCGTAGGGGGCCAGTTCGGGGGGGGCGTTTGGGGCGAGGGTGGCGAGCGACGAGGGAAATGTCCGTGAGAGGATCAGCATGAGCAACGCCGTCAAAACGATCAGGGCTGCGGCGGCGAGGACAGGGTTGTCTGTGTCCGACTGCGACATTGGGCGACCTCTCGTGATCAGTGTGGCGGAACGTGCGCCGGCCGGCAAGCAAATTTCCAGACGGATTGTCCGGTGTCCTTTTCGATATTGAGCGGGGGGCGCTTGATCTCTCGCGTTACCTGGCGCCGGCGGCGGTCCAGGTCGCGGACCCGGACGATCTCGGCGATTGCGTGGCGGCGGAGGCGGTGTTTGAATCGTAGCCACTCGCCAGTGGTCGCACAGGCGATGTGCTTGAGTCCTCGGTCTCCGGAGATCGCGAACGCGGAGCAGAGGCCGGGCTTGTTGCCGACCTTGCGGAGGGGACGGTCGTCCTTGAGCTCGAACGCCTCGACGATCTCGGCCGTCTTGACCCAGTCGTCATGTTCGAGGAGAAAGCGCTCAATCTGTTCGGCTGTCGTCATATCACAGGTTGCGGGCCTCCGGATCTGTCCAGGGGATGCCGAGGAGGGTGAATAGGTGTTGCTCTTCTCGGACGGCGTGGGTGGTGCCCTTGCGGGTGAGCATGCCGCCGACGGATTTGTAGCCGAGCTGGGACCACCTGGCCGCCAGACGGTGTTTTGAGAATTCGGCGCTGCCGGTGCGGATGGCGAGGATCAGACCCCAGTTGCAGCGGCAGGCTGTGAAGAGGTCGAGCTTGATTCCCTCGGGCAGTATCCGCTGAGTGTACTTGCCCGTCGCCTGGCCCTTGACGGCCGGCCAGCGATTGACCGGATGGCAGAACTCGGGGGAACGTTCGAGCTCGTCGTTGAACAGGCCGGTCCGGACGGTCTTCGGAATGCAGACAATCTCGATATCCCCGACCTCGAGCTTGCGCCGGCGGATGCTGCCGGCAATCGCGATCCGCTCGCAGTGCGGGGCGAGCTCGGCTCGGATGCGCTCGGCTATGGGGAGGGCTTTGTAGAGGTGCATCAGTCAACCACCATTGCTGCGCGCTGGACGCAGACATCCAGAGTTCCGAATGAGACGTGACAGCACAGGAAGCTGACTGCGGCCTTGACCTGAGATTCTGTTTCGGTCCGAAAATCTATTGCGTCGCGCAGTCTGTCCTTGGCCGCTCGCAGATATGGCAACAGCCAAAGCTCCCAGTACTTGCCGCTAAGCCCCCTGCGCGAGCGTAGACACTCAAAGCCGAACATCTCCAGAGAATCTGCCGCCGCCTTGTAGCCGGGGTCCGAGAAATTGTATCCGCACAGGTGCTGTATGATGATCGAAGGAGAGCGTCCATGTGTCAGTTCCGCGTTGCCAATCACAGTGCGAAACAGACTATCGCACGGCTTAGGATCCCAGTGCGGCGCAATAACGCTGTCACGGCGGGACGGAGGAATGCTCTCTAGAGTGCTTCGACATTCAAGCCGTCCATCTTTGTTCACGTGGACCCAAAAACGCCCCGCCGGGAAGGTATGCATGACGTCCAGTTCTTCGCGGGTGAGATGCTCTATGGTTACATGGCTATTATGTCCGCCGTAGCTCGATGTTCTTATTCTTGATGCTTGCATGCATGTGTCCTTTCGCTTCGGTCTTAGGTCAGCGGCTCCAGCGTTGGCGGGCGCGGCGGATGCCGGCCAGGGCTTCGCGGTCTGGGGTGAGGTTGGAGAAGTCGTAGTAGATGAAGTGTCGGCCGGCCTGCAGGGCTTTGAGGGCGTAGGCTTCGACTCGAGCGGGATCGGCCTGGGAGTACCAGCCGCCGAGCTCGCGGAGAATGAGGCTGTGGTCGGTGCAGACGATGCAGCCGGCGGGGCCGATGTCGCGGGTGGATGATGGGTGATACTCGAGGTATTCGACGTTTGAGGGCTTCGAGCGGGGGCGGGAGCCTTTGTTCCAGCTCATGGGGCCCCGCCACTTGGCGCGGGCGTGGTCGTGCCAGCGCTGGGCTTTGGATCCGGACCATTCCGAGAGGGGCTGCAGAACCACCAGGTTGCTGCCGATTTGCTCGGTGACGTAGTCGAGGAGCTGGTAGTAGGTGGCGTCGGGGATGCGGCTCACGGGCTGGTCCTTGTCGCCGTACTTCCGGGAGCCGACGTTGTAGTTGACCATGTTAATGATGGTGATGATTCGACGGCGCCGCATGGCGTTGACGAACCGGCGGGCCTGGTCGAGCCGCTCGCGCCGATTGCCCCAGGCGCTGGTGCCGGGTTGCGTGCCGGGGGAGCCCCAGCCCATGAGCTCGATATGCGTGGTGTTGCAGCCGTGGTTGACGAGGAGCGAGGCGAACACGTTGGGGTCGACCAGGTGCCAGGCGTTGTCGAGGCCGTAGCCGATCATGCGGGTGATGACGGGGTCCGGGTCGGGCTGCGGGTCGGGTTGCGGGTCGGGGTTGGGCTGGGGGTCCGGGGACGGAGTTGAGGCGCAGCCTGCGAGCAGGGCTGCCAGAGCTATGGCGAGAGTGTTTCGAATGCGTCGCATGATCTCCTCCTTGTGGTTTTAATTGTTACGCGGCTCATGACGTGGCCTCGGCGTGTTTGTTTACGGCGTGGGTTAGGCGGTCTTTGAGGGCTTCGATGGTGCGGCGGGCTTCCTCGGGGGTGACTCGGGGCCAGGCTATGGAGTCGCCCTCGAGGAGCTCGTCGCGCCGGGATGTGGTGTCGGTGGTGTGGGCGATGATGCCGGCTAGGTAGTGGTCGTTCTGCTCGGCCTCGGGGAGGTAGCAGAGGAGGAGCTTCCAGTAGCGCTTGACCTTCCAAACGAGCCGGGTGTTGGCGCTGGTGTCGGCCGGGAGTTTGTCGCGCCAGTAGGTGCGTTTCCAGGCGTAGACCTTGCGGCGCTCGCATCCCTCGGGACATTGGCCGTAGCCGTCGCGTCCGTGTGTGAGCGGGCGGCTGCAGGTCCGGCAGAGCCGGGGGTCCGGGGCGCGGCCGAGGTCTACCCGGTGCCAGAGCTCGGCTTCGAAGGCGGCCATGAGCTTTTCGAATCCGGCCTGGTTGAGCTGGCGCGAGGAGTAGACCTGGGCGACGTCGACCATGAATTGCCGGCGCTCGTCGTTGGTGAGCCCGGCAAGGTCCGGATAGATGTGCGCGAGGGCCTTTTCGCGGTTGGTGATCATGACTCATTCCCCAGGCGGTAGCGCAGTTTTCTCAAAGCCCTGGCTTCGATCTTGGCGACCTGGCCGGCGGAGAGGGGGCGGTCGCTGAATCCCCGGGCACAGAGGAGATGGCCCACGGTTTCGAGGGTCCGGCTGCGGCCGATCGCAGGGCAGTCCCTACGGGTTGGAGAGAGTGTGTTCTGCATCGTCGGGTGTCCTTTCCTGTACGCGGAGCAGCGCGTTGTGCAGGGTCTCCATGTTCATCTCGATCGGGGCGAGTAGAACGGCGGCTTCGTCCGCGATCTTGTCCATGCGGCTCTTGACGTCGGCGATGATCTTCTCGCGCTGCTTGGCCAGCATGGCGATCTGCGCCTTGAACTCCTCGGCGTCGGCAGTGGCGACGTAGTTATCGAACGCGTGCGGCATGCGACTACTCCCAGTTCGTGCGGACTTTGCTGCGGCGCTTCCATGCGGCGGTGAGGTGGCGGGCCTGGAGCTTTTCCTTTTTGGCGCGCGCGAGGATGGCGGACTGTTCGAGGAGCTCGAACAGGATCCGCAGCCGGCCGGGCTGGTTGGCGATCGTGTGGGCGAGCTTGACGAGCTCGGCGCTGGGGCGGGATACGTATGCCTGGCAGATTGCCCGGCATTCGGAGATCATGACTTCCTGGGGGAGGTAGAGGGGGTCGGCGATGCGGCCGAGGAGCTGCTCGAAATAGACCTCCATCGATCCGGATGAGATCTCCTCGGCGAACTGCCAGGTGGCGAAGAGCGCGACGGCGCATTTGCTCTGGTCGTGTAGCCAGCGGATGAACTCGAGCTCGTCGGGTATGCCCCGCCGCCGGCCGCGCGGGAGCAGCCGGGCGACTTCGTCGATCACCAAAATGCGGCGCGAGCTGTAGCTCTTGGCGATGCGGTCCATGATGTCGGCGGATTTCCGCCCCAGGTTGATCCGAGACTTGCTGGCGACGCCCTGGAGCAGCGCGCGCCGGCCACCACCGACGGGGCACTCCACGTAGACGGCGCGGCCGTGGTTGTTCCGCCGACACCATTCGAGGGCGCTCTCGGTCTTGGAGCGTCCGGAGTGGCCGCAGATCATCACCATTTTGCCGCCCCGGATATCGCCGGCCAGGGCGTAGTTAAGGAGGTCGAAAATGCGCTCTGTGACGGGGGTCTCTATGAACCCAGTGTTGACGCTGTGCTCGGCGCGTTCGCGCAGCAGGCGGACACGGCTCATGAACTTGCCGATGCCGGCGCTGTACTTGCCCTGGGCGACGCGGATCACGGTCGACCAGTCCGATTCGAGGAGCTCGCAGAGGCGCGACCGGGAGAGCCCCTCGTCGGTAGCCCAGCCGAACAGCCAGAGCAGGTCCTCCTGGTCGGATGCGGAGTACCCCTGCATGCCATGCATGAGGACGTTGTCCGGGATGTTGATAGCGTCGGCGGACATGCCGGCCTCCGGGGCCGGAGTGTCGTCTTTGTGGCGGTGTCTGGTATTGCTCATGGGTGTGTGTCCTTTCGTGTGGCTGCTGCGCTACGCGTGTGCGTATTCCTCCTCGTGGATCTCGCGCTCGAGCGAGGCGAGAAATGCGGCGTCTTCGGGGTCGTAGTCGTGAGAGTCGTCGGTTGCGGCCAGGCGGTCGCGGGAGTAGGCGGCGAGGACCTGGTCGAGCTCCGTGACGTCTTGGGCGGCGTCGGCGGATGGGGCAACCACGGATGGCACGGATGGGAGAGCGGGGGTGGTTGCGGGGGCGAGCTGCGTGGGAATGGCGGGGGAGTGGCGGTATGCGCCCAGGGCGCGGCGCTCGGCCGAGCCGGTTTTGACGGCGCGGATCTGGCGGCGGGTGCGGCGCTCTTCGGCGCGGAGCTGCTCGATCGACTGCTTGTCGCGCGGGTCGATCATCCCGGGGAGCGACGGCTTGCAGGTGGCGGCGCCGATCTCGCGGCCGTCGAGGGTGTAGATCCAGACGGTGGACACGTCGTCCGGGTCGAGCTTGACGCGGACCTCGTCGTTGCACTGGATCTGCCAGAGAGCGTCGGAGCGGTAGTCGCGGTTGTAGATCCGGACACAGCCGCCCTTGCGGATCTTGCGGGGCTGTGGCAGCTCGCGCAGGAACGCCTTGTAGGCGGTCTCGGGCAGGATCGGCGGGCGTGCCTGGTGCATGGCGGCGCGGACCTCGGCGGGGGTGCGGCCCTGGAGGACCTTCCCTTTGCTGGGCTCGTGGTGGAACAGGGCTCCGAGCCAGCGCTCAAAGGCGGCGGCGAACTCGTCGAGCGTGGGGAGCTGGTCGGGGCGGGCCCATACTTCGTGTGCGCGCTCCGGACGTGTCTCGGGGGAGCTGCCGCGATAGCTGGGCCAGAGCTTGGAGAACCAGCCGCAGACGTCCCGGAACCGGCGCTCGATTATCTTGGCGCGGGCATTGTAGGGCAGAGCGAAATGCGGTTGGCAGCCGAGGGCCTCGCAGATCGAGGAGACGCGCTCCTCGTCGGCCTCGCGGCAGGGACGGGTGAACCCCTTGGCTTTGTAGTCCTTGCCGTTGTCTATATATAGATGAGTAGGCGGGCGGTACTGGTTGCGGACGACGGCGCGTTTGAGGCTGCGCTCGATCGGGTCGCGGGAGGGGGAGAGCACGCGGATCTGGAAACCCACGAAATAGAGCGATCCCCAGTCGAGCCAGGCGGTGAGCCAGGGGCGGACGGCGCGCCAGTCGCAACGCTCCTTGTCCCAGATCCGGACGCCGGCGTCGAACACGTGGTGGTCGCCGACCCACACCTCGTCGGGGTCCGGGGCGTCGCGGTCGATGTGGCCGGCCACGCGGTTGCGGAACCAGTCCTCTCCCTCGCGGGCGATGAGGACCTGCTTGCGGTCCACGTGGTTGCTGTAGTACCAGGCGGCTTGATCGATCGTCGGGACCTCGGCGCCGCCGCCGGCGACGCGGCGGAACTCGAGCGCGGCCAGCTTGTGGGCGTAGCGCAGAGAGAGCTTGTTGGGGTGCTCGTAGATGCGGGCCAGCACGGTCCAGAAATCCGAGGGCCCCGGACGCCGGTAGCCGCGAGAGTTGCGATATTTCGGGAGCAAGGCGCGCCAGTTCCCCAGGGCGAGCTGGCCGTCGGCCGTCTTGCCGAGCGAGCGCTTCCACGAGCGGTAGTTATGGTAGGCCTTTTCCGCCTCGAGGAGCGAGCGGCCGCGTTTGCCGGCGGTGAGGAGATCCGGATACGCGTCGGTCCGGAGCGCGACGATCGCGCAGGCGTCGGACTGCTTGACGTGGTCGCGCGTGGAGAGGGTCAACACGTCCGCCACAAAGCCGGCCTTCTGCCTGGCGACACGTTCCTCCTGCGGCGTCCCGGAGCGCACCTCGAGGTCGACGGCCGGCAGCGTCTCCCGCCGCTCTGCGGGCAGCGTGCAGCGGGGCTGCAGGGCGGATGCAGGGGGGCGGGAATCAACCACGGTTGGCGTTGGGGCAACCACGGTTGGCGCGGAGCTGTAGGAGGCGTGGATCATCTAGTCCTTTCGTTTCCTCTCCTGGGCCGCTCTCCTCCCAACGTACTCGACCCAGCGGTTGACTCGATCGACATTCTCGAGCCATGTCTTCTCGACTTCTTCGAACGGCAGATCATCGCGAAAAGCGTAAAGTGCGTCGTCGAAAGCGGCCGAGTACCCCCGCTCTACCTCTGGGTCGATTTCGTTGCGAAAACGGTCGTGCATGAGGCGGCTCCGGAGGTCGTCTGGAGAGGGCAGCCGGGAGTAGCGGACGTAGCGGGGAGTCAGCTCGCGGCCAAGAAACCGGTTGACGGCGTCGCGGAGATCCTCGCGGTCGAGCGCTTCCAGATCGTATTGCGCGAGAAAGGCTTGCAACTGCGCAACCGGGATGGCGGCGAGGATGTCGAGCTTGTCGACATCTAGTGGCGCATGCGCCACTAAACCAGGTGGCGCATGTGGCACCTGGGCCTCGATCTGCTCGAGGTATTCGGCCGCCCGCTTCATCCGGTCGCACCGCCGCTTGCAGAGCCCGCACTCCGCTCGAGCCCACTCCCACCAGGCGCGATAGTTGTCGGGGAAATCCTCGCGGCGGGCGGCGAGGAGAAGCCGTGCGGCCTCTATAGTTCCGGAGCGTGCGGCTGCAATCAGGTCCGAGATCCGGGCGGCTTTCTCCTCGAGCGTCATGTGTGTGTGGTCCCCCTATGCCTCTGCGGTCATTCCCTGGGTGAGCTCTTCGTCCTTGGGCTCGATATAGAACGTCTCGTCCTGGACGATCTGGAGGTCGAGCTGGGCGAGCTGCTCGGCGGTGAGCGTGGATCTGTCGGCGATGAGCAGCTCCTTGTTGACGGTGGCCTTGGGCTGCTTGCGGTACTTGCGGGCCCAGGGGATCGCCTTCATGGCTTCGGCCAGGACCTGGAGCGTGCGGTAGCGTTTGCCGCGCTTGATCTTGTGGTTGCCCAGGCGGAAGCCGAGCTTGCCGTGGACGAACTCGATCGACTTGCGGTCCTTGGGGAACTCGCCCGGGTTCTCCTGTGCCCAGGCTTCGAGCTCCAGGACGGCGTCGTTGAGGTCGCGGTTGAGACGGTCGACGCGGTCCTCGTAGGGGATTCGGATTTCGTGGATCTTCGCGTCCATTTCGATCGTGAGCGCGTTGAGATCCCGCTGCAGCTCGACGGCGCGGCCGGTGGCGGCCTCGGCCTCGGCGCGGGTACGGATGGCGTTGCGGTGCTTGGCCTTTATGCGGGGCATGGGGCGGTCTCCTCTCTCTTGCCTTCAGCGGCCAGCATCCAGGTGTCGGCCTCGGTGCGGCGGAACGTGCGGCTGTGGGCGATGAGAGTGGCCTGGACGGCTGATACGGTGAGCGTCGTGGGCCAGCGCTTGCGCAGGACGTTGGTGATTGCCTCCACGGACATCGCCCCGCTATACAACGCTTCCGTGATGGACGCTGTGAGGCGGGGCTGCGGGGACGCCGACTCCCCCCCGGCGGGAGCCGAGTCGGGGAAGGAGATTCCCTCGTCGGCAACATCGCCGCCGGAGCCGGGAGTCGGCGAAATCCTGGGGGGGACGGCCGTGACGGTGTGGTTGTGGCCGACGACGAGCTCGCGGACGCCGGGCACGGCCATCACGTGGGCGTGCTTCGAGCGCAAGCGCTCTTCTGATCTAGCGAGGCGGTCGCGGTCGGCGGCGACGTTGGTGAGGCGGGACTGCAGCTCGGTGATCTGGCGGTCCTTGTCGTTGAGCTGGTTGAGCAGTTCGCCGTTGGCACTGGCGAGTTGGCTGCTCTCTGCGGCGCCGGCAACGAGCTGGTCGTACTGGCGATCGATGCGGGCGTTGGCTTCCTTGAGCTGGGCCTCCAGCTCGTTGATGCCGGGGGGCAGCGTGGAGTCTACCACGGAGGACACGGATTGCACGGAGGGACGATCGCCGACCTTGCCGGAGTGTACGCACAGCGGGAGGGGCCAGAGGCGTTGCAAAGCGCGCTGCGCCTCCACGGCGGAGGTCTCCAGGTTCATCAGCAGGCAGAGCAGGTCCTCCACCTGGTCGCGGTCGTCCTGGGTGCAGGAGAGGGCGACGAAGGGGGCTGTGTCGGTTTCGATGGCCTCTGCCAGGTCGGCGTCGGTGTTCGGCGGTATCTGGGTGTGGATGTTCATGCGGGTGTGTGTCCTTTCGTTGCGTCCCGTGCGATGAGTTGCTGTACGATGCGGCCGGCCTCGCGTAGGTGGAGTGGGAGCGCCTGCGCCTCCGCAATGGCCTGCTTAAGCCCGTGACCGCAGTATCCTCGATCGATCATCTCGCGGGCCTTGAACGCCTGCTGAGCGGAGTCGATATGCGTGGCCAGGCCGTCGAGGAGATTGCTCGGCATCGTGCGAGTCTGGACCTCTCGTTGCCTGCGCGCAAAGCGGCGCCGGCCGGCCTCGAAGTCCAGCACTCTGGATCTGTCTGTCATGCGTGTGCGTGTCCTTTCGTCAGGGTCAGGGGCATTACGGGGCGGATGAAGCCTCCGACGATGCGGAGGCCGTGAGAGGTTAGTGCGAGCCGCACGGGGGCAGAGAGATTTGTCGCTCGGCCCGCGTTGCGGCGGGAGTCATCGCGCTCAGTCTTTCCCGTGGTCTTCCGGGGGGCGCCTGTTGGGGCGTCGCCCGTTATCTTTGGCGGGACCTTGCGGACCCCGGCTCGCGGCAGAAGAGTGTTGTCGTAGACGGCCGTGACGAAGAACGCCAGGCCCCAGAATGCCGAGATGGCGATGCCGGCGTGAATGAGTGTCACCATTGCTGTGGCCTCCAGTCGACGCAGTCCTTGGTGGTGCAGTGGGCCTGGGCCACGTCCGAGAACGTGACGCGGTAGTGCAGCCTGCCGGTCTTGCAGACCGGGCAGTCGATCTTGCCCGATCCCCAGCGCTTGGGGGCGAGGTCGGCCAGGATGGCGCGGCGAACGCGCTCCTGGTCGATCGTCCAGGTGGCCGTGCGGCGGACCACCGATTGCGACGTTGGCGTGAGTCCGGTGATGGGGCTCATGGGAGTGTGTCCTTTCCCTGCGGGTTGTAGCGGCGCTTGCGGAGCTCGTCCTCGAGGCGGCGGATTGTGCGGTCGCGGAGCTGCAGGCGGGGGTGCACAATGCGGCCCTTGTCGATGTAGCCGAGTACGTAGCCGATCAGCAGGCAGACGACGGGGACGACGACGTAGATGAGGAAGGTCATGGCTGCGCCTCCTCTTCGGCCGGCGCCTCGTCCTGGAAGTCGACGCAGGGGTGATAGCCGGTGACCTTGTCGGGGTCCTTGGCGTCGTTGTGCATGGGGATCCGGCCGTCGCAGTGGACGGCGAGCGCGCCGTTCTTCGCGAGGGCGAAGTGGAGGGAGGCGCGGCAGCCGCACACGGGGCAGTCGATCGAGGCCGCGTCGTAGAGAGAGACTAACCAATCGGGACAGCAGGCGAGGTAGTCCGCGATTGTCTGCCGGGCCATCTTGGCGAAGGGCGCGTTGGGGTTAGTAGGCATAGCGGGCCTCCTGGTTGCGGCCGCGTGCGAGCTGGATCAGGATCTTGGCCATCATTACACCTGCTCCATGACGTCATTCGATGCGCAGGCGGGGCAGAACACAGAGTCTTCCAGCCACGCCTCTTCGGGGGCGGTCATCGGCCGCAACTCGGGATCCGTCCTCACCGTTACGGTGTACTTGACGTGACAGGTGAGGCATTCGTGCTTGCGTGACTTGTTCATTTCTCGCCGTGTCCTTTCTGTTCTCGTGTTCTCGTGCTCTCGGGGTTAGAGGTTGCCTTCGGCGTAGATGTTTGCGTCCCAGTTGGCGTTTTTCCATTCGAAGCGGGCGGTGCGACAGACGAGGTGGGCGTCTTCCTCGAGGCCGATCTCGACGCAGAGAAAATCCGGGTTGTCCTTGAGCCAGTGCATCAGCTTCGGGGCATTGGGCTCGTAGTTTCCATTGCCGCCGGGTACATAGGTGCGAGCGGCGTTGAGCGCCTCGGCCTTGGACTGCGGCAGCGTCCGGACCTGGGAGAGGTTGCCGCCGCCGGTGTAGATGGATTTATCCAGCCAGAGCCGTTGAACGAGGTACACCGTCGGATTCCTGACGGGGTCATATTCCTCGACCTGCCACAGCGTGTGATAGATTGGATTGCCGTCGTCCCCCAGAAGTCCACCCAGAAGGCCGTCAGCGTCGAGGGCATGCTTGGCCGGCAGCTCCTGGGTTCCGAACTCGAGGTGCCACTCCTGGTCGCCGGCCTCGCGGGGCACGCCGTCGTTGAAGTCGCTCGAGCGGTTGCGCGTGGAGGGCGATGTCCAGGTGATCGTGACGGTGTCTCTGCCGCCGCCAGAGCTGACCGTGATGGTGCGCAGGACGAGCGGATAGTCGGTGCCGGACTCGGTGTGAATCAGGATGTCGCCCCGCGTGTAGCCCTGTGTGGCCGCCTCGGCTTCGCCCTGGTCGTAGTCGGTCCAGAACGTGCGGACCAACTGGGCCTTGCCCTCGTCGTCCGCGCCGAACCTGGGACTGCCGTCTGCCTCATGCCACATCGGGGGATTCCTTCGTAAACCTGGCGCGCGCTTCCTTCATCTGTCGCAGTTGTTCGGCGGCCGCCTCGATTTCCTCGTTCATGCGTTGTGTCCTTTCCGTTCGACCAGGCGGCGGAGATGGGCCGTGACTTGTTCCCGGTACCGGCCGGCGTTGCCGCGCGTGGATGCTCGGTGAAAGGCGCGGACGGTCTGATTGTGAGGAATCCCGAGACGCTTGCAGACGGCCTTGAGGTCAGTCCGCGCCGTGACGAGCATCTGGCGCATTTCAAGGTTTACCGGGTGCCACTTGCCCCACTCTGCCCTATTGCTGTCAGAGTTCACGTTTGGTGTCCTTTCTCCGTGCTCATTTGACCTTGCCTTGTGCCTGGTGATTGTGCATTCGCCGTACTGGACTTCGGCAGCATGTCCCGTAGCTCGCCGCAGCAACGAGCCATCCAGTCTGTTGGTTTCTCGATGTGCGCGTGAATGCTAACGTCAATCTGCCACGCTATCAGTGAGTAGTTGACGTGTGCCAAGAATTGCACCCATGCATGCTCTCGCGCTTTCCGTTCCATCAACGCTGCGGGAAAAACCTGCGGATCTGTCGCAACCACAGGCGCAGCCGGTGCCAGTCTGGCGCGAGCCTGCAACCGCACAGCGTGCATCTTCTGCGGTTCGGGGGGGGGGTTAGCAATTCGCCAATCACATTCGTCGCGCTCGGCCTCTTGCCGCGTCCTCCGCAGCGCGCCCCCATGCTTGGCCATGAACATCGTCGCCCCCTGCGAAAATCGGCCAATGGCGCGAGCGTCATCGGAACTGTGGACGTGCCCGCATCGCTCACAGGCACGGCGAACAAAGCGTTTGACGGATACATTCATTCCGCGCTCATTTGACCTTGCCTTGTGCCTGGTGATTGTGTATACTCCCAATGTCAACCGCGTGTCATTACAGGGAATGTAATAGGTTTTTCGATAGAACGCAACAGGTTTCTATAGGTTTTTCTTGTGTCGAAATCTCTCCCCCCAGATGTTGGTTTTCGAATGCGCAAAGCCAGAAAGCAGCTGCGCCTTACCCAGAAGGAGGTTTCGGAGGCTCTGGGGGTATCGACAAATCATTACGCAACTATTGAGCGGGGCGAGAATCCGGCTACAAAGGGGTTGGCACTGGACTTCTGTACCGTCTATCGCATCAGGCCGGACTGGCTCTTGGACGGCGTCGGGGATTTGCGCATGACCATGCGCGAGCGGTACCTGGTAGACCGTAGCCACGTGATGGGGGAAAAGGAGGTGTTTCGGGTTGCTGAGACGATGGCGGAATACGGATCGACGTCTACCTGGGAAGACAGATTGCGGGAGATTATCGAAACAGAGCGAGACCTCATCAACGCGGCTGTCGGAAAGCTCGGGGTTTCGCTGGCAGATGTTCTGGCCGGAATCGGCCGTAGAATTGAAGAGGAGCAGGCCCAGAATCAGCATCCCAGTCCCCCAGCTGACCCTCCGCCTTCCCGCCCGCGCCACGCCGGTACCGGCGTGTCCACGGGACGCATCCCGCGTCCCGTGTAATGAGGCTGTCGTAGCGATCTGCATCGACTGTTCTCGCGCCTCCTGTCCCCATCGTTAACGTGATCAGAACACCGCTGACTCTGCCCGTTGCGCTGCGGCCTCCGTGGCATTGGCGATACGCTGCATGTTGCGCAGCACGTCGTCGGCGACCTGCTGCATGACGTGGTTCACGTCGCCGGCGGGGGCGTCGCTCCGAACGTATTGATCCAGGGTCATGGGGCCGATAGGCTCCGGGTACATCTGGCCGCTGCCCCCCAAGTCGAGGGCGGCAACGCGTGCGGCCGCACCCAGGACGGCGTTCGACGTGACCGTGTTCGAGACCGCCACCCAGATCGGGTCGCTCTCCGTGTAGACAGGCGTGCCCGTAGCGTAGCTGGCCGCACCGTGGTCCCCCCATGCGTGCGCGGCAACGCGTGCGGCCGTGTGCCCCAGAGATCGCGGGGTTGATGACCTCACGTTTGATTCGGCAAATGCCCTGGCAAAGGTCTCCGGGTCGCTTAGGAACGTCTGCGGCATAGTGGCAGCGGCAAATCCGCCTCTGATTTGCTGCCACAATCCAAGGTCTTTGAACTGTGCCGTCCCTTCCAGCATTCCCTTGAAAACCTTTTGGTCCTTGAGCCCCAGAATGCCGTGCAGCTTTTGCGGAATGATGGCCCGCTGGATCGAGGGGCCGTACTTGTCGGCCGCGTTTGCAATGGCAGCGCCGAAGTCTTCACCGGCGCCCTTCATGATTTCCGTGAAGAGCTTGCCGAGCTCTCCCTGCTCGGCGGCGGACAGGATGTCATTGGCCGTCAGGCCGCCGAGGGCTGCGTCCCTGACCTGCTCGTAGACCTTCGCGATGCCCTCGCTGGCCTTGTCGACGAACACGCTGATTCGGCCGGTCTCGAACGCCTCCGACATATCGTCGCGAATGCCGATGATGTCGGTTTTGACGGCGTCGAACAACTTGACTCCGGAGAGCCGTTTGATCTCTCCCCAGAGGCCGGCGATGGTGGACTTGGCGCCCTTCATTGTGTTGGAGACTTTGCCGGCCATGCCGTCGTATTTCTTCATGAACTCGGTGAGCCGGGCCCAGACCGCCGCGCCGTCTTCGCCGGCTTTCTGCATGGCCACCAGCTCGTCGCGCTGCTTGCCTGTCAGGAGGCCAAGTTCCATCAAGCGCCGGGCCTCTTCGCCGAAGGCGTTGCCGCTGGAGATCATGGAGTAGAGACGGGAGAGCGGCTGGGACATTTCGGTGAGGGTCATGTCGGCAAACGCGGCCATGTCGCCGACCATCTTGAGGCCCTTGCCGGCGCCGAGCGTGGCGCCGGCGATGTTGTAGAGAACTTTGCCGCCCTTGACGACGTCGGGGTTCAGGAAGGGGGTCGAATTCGCATACGAATACAGCTCCTGGATGTGGTCGCGGGCCTTGTCGGCAGTGCCGAGGAGCTGCTCGAACTGGAGGACGGAGACCTCGAACGCCTCGTTCGGCGCGAGCAGTGCGTTGGTTGCGCGGCCGGCCATGCCGGCAATTTTGCTGGCGGTGGCGTAGACGCCCCGGGCGATCTGGCCGAAATGGTAGAGCGAGGCCGCGCCCTGGCTGATCCCGCGCGACATGCGGCCGATCCCGCCGGTGATGGAGCCGACGGCGCGGGCGACGTGGGAGGAGCCCTCGAGCGTGAGGCGGATGGCGACGCGTGCGGTCTCGGCCATGATCAGGGCTCCTGGGGTTGGGGGGGAGAGTGGGCAGAAATATGGGCGGCAGAAACATGGGCGGCGGCCTCGCGGTAATCGCGGTAGATGGCGACGATGGCGAGGAGGGCGAGGGCGATCACCAGGGCGGCGGCTATGACGGCGCCGAGGGCGCGCTCCAGGTCGGGGTCTACGTGTCGGCGGTGATGCATCAGTATGCCGTTGCTCCTATGCCTGCGTACTCGCCGCGATCGCGGCGGAAGTCAGAGCTGTTGTCCGGGCGGGTGCGCTTGCGGTCGATGGGGCGCTGGGCGGCCGAGTCGCCGAACAGCGCGGAGCGCGGAGAAAGGCGCATTCCGCGCGGCGGGCCTTCGGTGTTGCTGCGGGCGTGCATGGCCAGGGCGAACGACCAGAAGCGGTCGGCATGGCCGTCGTCGTCGGAGGTGGCCACGTAGCGGATATTACCGGCGGCAGTGACTTGCTTCTCCACCTTGTGGAGGTCCTCGCGGATGTCGTAGTCGTCCGGGATCCGGATGGCGCGGTCCTGGAAGGTGCGGAGCATCGTCATGGCCAGCTCTTCCTTGACCGGGGCCGTGAAGGGGACGGCCTCGACCAGGAACTCTCCGTGGCGGCGCTGGGCCTCCTCGGCGAGCATGGCGCCGATGCCGGTGGAGTCGATGCAGACGCGGCGCGGGTTGTGCTCCTCGATCATGGCGGTCAGTGCGTCGAGCTGGGCGTGGAAGGGGCAGCGCTCGAGGATCTTTACCTTGCGGGTAAAGAGCATGTTGCCGGCCTCGTCGAGCAGCGTAATGACGCTGAGGTCGTGCTTGCGGCCGATGTCCATCCCGATGTAGCAGGGGTGTCCGGAATCGGCGCCGGCGCGGAGCTCGTCCCAGGGCATTTCGCAGTTGGTAAGCAGCTCGTAGGTGAGGAGCGATCCGGCGTCGTCCTGCGGGGTGCACATGAACTCCTGCAGCCACTGTTCCTCGGTCTTGCAGCGGGATCGCTGCGTGGCGATGAAGTCCTCGGCCGTCATGGCGGGGCGGCCGCGTTTGGCGGTCTCTGCGTTGATGCGGTCGATCAGGCCCTGCTCGCAGGCCTGCACGATGTTGACCGAGTAGAAGTTCCAGCCCATCTTGTTCCGCGCCTTGGCGTCGACGCAGAACTGATTGAATACGGTGGACTTGCCGCGATGGGTGGAGATCACCTCCACCTGGTAGCCCCAGACCGACGCCGTCGGGAGGGCCACCTGCCAGAGCAGAAGCTGGTCTTTGTGGAGGGCGAACTCGTCGAGCACGACGTCGCCGCCCTTGCCGGCCAGGGCGTCGGGGTTGGAGGTCAGGACGTAGATGCGGGAGCGGTTGGGAAACTCGATGACCTGGGCGTTGATGGGGCCGACGACCTCGACGTTGTCGCCCCAGTCGAGGCCTTTCGCGACGACCTTTGCCAGGCGGCACCAGCGGGCGCAGTCGCGCACGAATTCCTTGGCCGTGGAGAGGTCGCGGGTGGAGACCCAGCAGTCGAGCCCGGGGACGCGCAGCGCCTTGGTGACGCGGCGGTAGGAGGTTGCGTAGGTCCAGCCGATGCGGCGCGATTTCTCGGCGAGCTTCATGTCGGACTCGTCGCGGATCCACGCGAGCTGATACTCGGTAAAGAACTGGCGTTGCAGGGCTTCGAGCTTGTCCGGCATGGCGCTCCCTCCTATCCGCTGAGGACCTGGTCCATCGCGTCGGCCAGTGCGGCGAGGTCCTCGCTGCCTCCACCGGCGGCGGCTTTCTCGCGGGCCTCCTCGGCGAGCTCGCGCACACGGCGCTTGTACGCCTCGAACTCCATCCGCAGTTTTACGAATGACTGGTCGCTGCGGCGGAGGCGGTCGAGGGCGGTGACGATGTCCATGAACCGCTTGGGGTCCTCGTCGACCAGGTCCTTGAGGCGGTCGGCGTCGAACTCCTCGAGGACGTGGGCCATGATGTCGACGGCGTAGGAGGCGGCTTCGTTCGACTCGAGCGTGAGGGCGGCCGAGTCGCCGGCGGCGGCGAGCATCTCGCGCGATCGTTCGCGGCGGCTGCGCATGTCCTCGATGCGCTGTTGATGTCGCTGCCACTTGCGGTAGCCGTTGTTTTTCCACGCGGAGACGTTCTGCGGGATCACGCCGTAGTGGCCCTTTGTGTCCAGGAAGCCGATAATGACTTCGTGCGAGACGTTGTCGCGGATCATCTCGTTGACGGTGCAGCGGATGTCGTATGGCAGGCGCCCGATCTTGCCGCGTGGAGTGCTCATATCAGCCCCGTCCCCTCCAGGAAGTCGATGCCCTCGGCCGTGATGCGATAGCGCATCTTGTCCGGGTCTTTGGTGAACGGGTCCGGTACGGCCTTGAGGTAGCCCTTGTCTACCAGGTAGGCAAGCTCGGCCCGGATTGAGGCCTCGCTCAGGTCCGTCATGTCGCCGTCGCGGCGAGCCATGCGGAGCATGTGCGGGACGTCACGCGTTCCCGGACGGACGGCGTAGCACTGGAACACGAGCTCTGCGCGAAGATCTTCAACTTGTGGAGGCATGGGGTGTGTCCTTTCCGATGCTGATTTGCATGTGCTGGCAGATCATGCCGATCGCCTGAGAGTTTTTGGCCGTCTCGCTGGCGAGCTCCGTGACGTGCGCGTTGATCGAGCGGATGCCCCTGCGGATGTCTTCCAGCGTCTCGTTTACACGGCTCTGTTGCCGTTGGCAGTCGCGGTCTTTCACGTAGTCCTCCTCGAGGGTCTCGTACATCGTCTTGCGCCTGGCGGCGGCGTTGGAGAGCCCCTTCTTGATTTCGGCAATCTCGCGATCGCGCACGGTTTCGAGGCCGGCCTCAAGCGTGGCAATGCGCTTCTGATCGCGCTCGCGATCGGCGTCGTGCGCCTGGTACCGGCGATTGAATACGGCGTAGCTGATGGCGTGCAGCAGCACGCTGACCAGCGCCACGACTGTTCCCGTGATGATAGCCTGCGTCATGTCAATCGATCCCTGTTTCAGTTGGCGACCGGCCGCCGCTCGCCCCGTGCGCAGCGGCCCACTGGAGAACAGGGTACATCATGGTCAAACCAGATTTTCCTGAAAAAAACAGGAAAATGTGGCTCCGGGTCGTGGTAGTACGGAGGAGAGTCGAAGCGCGGTGCATGCCAAGAACGTGCAGAAAGGACACAGAAACCATGATGCTGATCGGACGAACGGCGGCGGGGAACCACCTGGCGGAGCTGACGGAGCGCGAAATGGGCGTGCTCGGAAAGCTGATCGGGGATATCGAGACGGCGGCATCGGACCTGCGGGGCGTGCTGGCGTTTCCGGCGCCGCTGCTGGGCGATGTGCCGCAGCCGTCGTCGGCGCGGCCGCCGGTGGATGTGCCGGAGAGGCCGGCGCGAGCGCCGGCTGTGAGCGAGCCGAAAAGACGCAAGAGGCGGGCGCCGAAGGCGGAGACGCGGGCAGGGAAGCCGAAACGCGTGCAGCTTGTGCCCGTCCTCAAGGCAATTCTGAGCGATGCCGGCGGGCCGGTTCATCTGGACGCGATCGTTGCCAGGTTCGAGCAGCGGTCGGGCGTGCACCGCAGTCGCCAGAACCTGACCACGGCGCTCGCGCGGGGCGATGAGTTTGTGCGTGTGGGACCGTGCATGTACGACCTGGCGAGCCGGCCAAGGACGCAGCCGTCCTCGGCGCCTGCGGCGGGGTTGTCTCCGGAGGAAAAGACGCGGCGCAAGGAGATGCTCAAGGACCTCGATCGCAAGAACAGGGACGACTGACCCATGCTCTACGACTGGACAGGCAAGCCGATTTCCGAGGATCAGATCCGCAGGGGCGCGGGGGCGAAGCGGCTGGTGCGGTGGGAGGCGATCGACCGCGAGCACACGGACGCCTCTCGCGGATTGACGCCGGCACGGTTGGACCTGTTGCTCCGCCAGGCGAACGGGGGAGACCCGGAGTCGCAGGCGCGCCTCTCGCTGGAAATCGAGGAGAAAGACTGGGACAGCTCCCAGGCGCTTTCGACCCGGCGGGCGGCGGTGGAGGGCACGGCCTGGCACGTCGAGCCGGGGGCCGAGGACGACAGCAAGGCGGCGGAGATCGCGGCGGCGGCCGAGGAGATGCTCAAGGCGGAGGTGGCGGTCGACGATGACGACGACGTGGTCGATTTCGAGGGCTGCGTGGCGCATCTGCTGACCGGGATCCTGCCGGGCTACGCGTGGACGGAGATCCTCTGGGATACGTCGGCCGGGAGCATTGCCGGCTACGTCCTGGGGCAGACCGCCGCGATCACGTTCGACAAATCCAAGGCCCCCAAGATCAAGACCACGGCGACGCCCAGCGGCCTTCCGATGGTGCCCAACAAGTTCGTCTGGCACGTCCACCGCGCACGCTCCGGCGATGCCACGCGGGGCGGCCTGATCCGCCCCCTGGGGTGGATGTACCTGTTCGGAAACCTGGCCGTCAAGGACCTGCTCCGATTCGTGGAGAAGTTCGGCATGCCGTTCGTGGCGGCGCGGATCGACGACCGCGCCTGGGAGAAGGACCGCGACCGCATCAAGTACCTGATCGAGAATTTCGGGTCCGACGGCGGGGCGGTGTTCTCGAAGGCGGTCGAGCTCGAAATGCTGGACGCGGTGGACTCGGCGGGCGAGGTGTATTTCCGCCTCCTCGAGTACATGGGCAACGCCAAGGAGAAGGTGATCCTCGGCCAGACCGCGACGTCCGGAGACGCGGGCGGATTCTCCAAGGGGCAGGCGCAGGAAAACGTCCGGCAGGATATCCGCGAGGCGGACTGCAAGGCCGTGGCACGCACGGTGCGGAAGGACATCCTCAAGCCCTGGACGATGATCAACTACGGCGCCGATGCGCCGGTGCCGGCGTTCCGGTTCGAGTACGAGCCGGCGGAGGAAACGGCTGATCTGACGCCGGAGGATTTCGAGTATGGGGTGCTGACGGTGAACGAGCGCCGCGAGCAGCTCGGACTGCCGCCGCTCAAGGATGGCGACCGTATTCCGCAGCCGCTGTCCGGGCCGGCCGACAGCGCGATCTCGCTGAGCGACCGCGAAAAAAAAAAGCGGCCCAGCAGCGCACGCTCGCCGAGCTCGCCGGCCGCGCCAATGACCAGGTGGTAGACGCGGCAGCCGCCGCGATCCTCGCCGACTCCGACCTCTATGACGCCTGGCTGGGGCCTGTCCAGTATGCGCTGGATCCGGTGATTGAGGCGCTGGGGGACGGGCAGAAAAATCAGGGGCAGAAAAATGGGCCCGTCGAGGCTCTGCTTGAGCGGATCCCGGAGATCTACCGGGCGATGGACACGGCCGCGCTCGAGGCGGCGATTGCCGGCGCTATGTTCGCGGGGGACGTGAACGGGCGGATGGAGCGGCTTGCAATTCTGCCGGGGGATATCAGACAGAAAAATGGAGGGCAGAAAGATGTGGAGGCCCTGGCTGAGGGAGATGTCCCCGACTTCATGACCGAGCCGGACGAGTACTCGGCGGCGCTGGAGTGGTTCGACCGCAAGGCCACGATGCCGACGGGGATGTCGAGCGCCGAGATCTCGCTCAACGTTCCGGGCCCCACTCGGCTGCAGGCGTTTTTCTCGGCGCGGGTGGCGTCGGCGAATGTTCTGGAGTCGCTGCGCGGGGAGTGCCGGGCGATCCTGGACGGCACGCGCAGCGAGACGGAGGCGGCATCGAGGCTGCGCGAGTTCCTGGCGCGCGAGGGCTACGGGATCCCGAAGCCGAAGCGCAAAGAGGACGGCGATTTGACGAACCTGGCGAGCGACCGGCGGCTGCGCCTGGTCCTCCGCCAGAACGTGGCCATGGCCCAGGCCGTGGGGCGCCGATCGGTGAGCGAGCATCCAGAGGTCCTGGAGCTGTTTCCGAACTACCGATACAGCGCCAACACCGAGCGCCACGCGCGCTATGACGGGCTGGTGCTCCCCAAGAGCGATCCGTTCTGGGACACGCACTATCCGCCCTGGGATTTCGGCTGCCTGTGCCTGATCTACGACACCGACGAGCCGGCCGCGCGCGGGGCACAGAACGTCCGGGACGTGCCGGCGCCGAAGTCCGGTTTCGTGTTCGACAGCCGGCCGGCCGTCGCGTTCCGGCAGCCGGATCCCGCGATTGTAGACGACGAGTTGCTGCGCCGAATCTTTGCGGACGAACTGACGGAGAAAGAGCGGGAGCTGCTCGGGGAGATTGGGTCGTGAGTGCGCAAGAATTCATGCAGTTGAAACTGCGGGCAGCATGTCCTGGGCGTCGGCTGAAGGGCAGCGTGTGGAAGCAGGTTGATGGTCGGCATCGGGAAATCCGATTGATACGCACGCGGGGGGCAGAGGTTGGCATCGTGTGGAATGCGCTGGGTGAACATCGTCCACGGGGCTGTATCCAGTGGATGCCGATACACGCACTACTGAAGAACTACCGGGCGATTGTATGAACAAGGCCGCACAGGAACTCGGGCGACTCGCCAAGGGTAAGCCCAAGACGTTGAGCCAGGCGGAACGCAAGCGGCGTGCTGACCGTCTCGCGGAGGCTCGCAAGAAGCGGTGGCCCCGCAAGGCGAACGCCCAGATCAGCGGCGGTACTCCGTCCGCTGAATCTGATTGTTGTGCGAGGGATTGACTATGGAAACGATCAAACTAT